GATAAATAGAGTGCCAGTTAAGATAACAAAAGAGATGAACAGATTTGTCGTCTATATTGATGGTGATAGGCTCGATGCTTACCGTTCTCAGAAAGAAGCTGAGAAGATGGCAAAAGAGTTTGTTAAGCAATACAAAGGTTAAGCTATGAAGCTGATTGCAGAATATGTCGATCATAAGATCGAAGTGCTAACAGAAGCCAAAGAAGATGGTGGTAAGAACCACTTCATCGAAGGCATCTTTATGCAATCAGAACAAAAGAATCGTAACGGAAGAATCTACCCGCGCAAGATTATGGAAGCAGCAGTAGACAAGTATGTTACAGAACAAGTTAAAACTAAGCGTGCAGTTGGTGAATTAAACCACCCAGATGGTCCAACTGTTAACTTAGATAAAGTTTCGCATCTTATCGAATCCCTTGATTGGAACGGTAATGATGTGATTGGGAAGGCACGAATTCTGGATACTCCAAATGGTATGATTGTAAAAGGTCTGCTTGATGGCGGTGTGCAGTTGGGTGTCTCAACTCGTGGTATGGGAAGCCTTGAGAACAAGAATGGCGTCATGTATGTCAAAGATGACTTTATGTTAAATACAGTCGACATCGTGCAGGATCCATCAGCACCAACAGCCTTCGTTAATGGAATTATGGAAGGTGTTGAGTGGGTTTGGAACAACGGTATTGTTGAAGCTCAGGAAATTGAAAAAATGGAGACTGAAATAATGAAAGCTCCACGCGCTGATCTCTATGAGACTCAAGTTCGTGAGTTTAAGAATTTCCTCTCAATGATAAAATCAAAATTGTAAGGAGTCAAACATGACTGATCAAGTAAAAGACCAGGACGTTGAGCTCGAAGAGGAAAACGTCGAAGAAGCTCATGATCCCAAGAATGCTGAAGCACAGTCCGTAGCCGCTACCGATAAAGCCGGTAAAGCTACAGGCACAGCGCCAGCACGGAAGGGCGACAAGAAAAATTCTGACAAAATGGCAAAAGTTGAAAAGCCAAAAGGTGAGAAAGTTTCTATGGAGTCTGTAGAAATCGATGCTGATTTCTCTGACGATCTTAACGCTCTTGTAGATGACGAAGCAACACTTAGCGAAGAGTTCAAAGAAAAGACTGCGGTCATCTTTGAAGCTGCTGTTAAGAGCAAAGTCGCTGCAGAGATTAATCGTTTGGAAGAAGCATATGCTGTCGAACTAGAAGAAGAAGTATCAGCTACAAAAGCTGAGCTTGTTGAAAAAGTCGACTCATATCTAAACTACGTTGTTGAGAATTGGATGGAAGAAAATAAGCTAGCAATCCAAACTGGTTTGCGTGCTGAAATCGCTGAAGGTTTCATGAATGGATTGAAAGATCTGTTTATTGAAAACTACATCGAAGTTCCAGAATCCAAAGTTGATCTGGTAGACGATCTTGCTGAGCAAGTCGAAGACCTAGAAGAAAAACTCAACAAGTCAACTGCGCAAGCAATGGAAGTTTCTGAAGAACTAGAAACACTGAAGCGTGATGCGATCATTCGCGAAGCGGCTAAAGATCTAGCAGAAACACAAGTAGAGAAGTTGAAGACCTTGGCTGGTGACATCGACTACGTAAGTGAAGAAGCCTTCACTACAAAAGTTGCTACCATCAAAGAATCATACTTCACCAAACCAACTGCTGAAACTGTAACAGAAGAAGTAGAAGATGAAGGCGATTCAATCGTCGAAACATCTGACACAATGTCACGTTACGTTACTGCAATCAAACAAGCATCCAAAAATTAATTTTGTAGGAGATCCATAAAAATGGAACAAACATACGATAAATTGGTTGAAAAGTGGGCTCCAGTACTCAACGAAGAGTCTGCCGGTACAATCAAAGACCATCATAGACGCAGCGTTACAGCAGCGATCCTTGAAAACCAAGAACGTGCACTTGCTGATGAGCGTGCACAATCGCAAGGCTTCATGACAGAAGCAGCACCAGGTGGCGCCAACACAGGTTCCATCGGCACATGGGATCCAGTATTGATCTCATTGGTTCGTCGTTCAATGCCAAACCTTATGGCATATGACGTAGCAGGTGTTCAGCCAATGACAGGCCCAACAGGCTTGATCTTTGCAATGAAGTCACGTTACGATGTCGGTACAACTGGTTCCGCAGAAGCTCTGTTTAACGAAGCTGATACATCCCACGCTGGTACACAAACTGGTGCTGGTAATGGCGCAGCTGGTGCATCCGGTCTTTCCGGTGTCACTGACGGTGGCGGCAACGGCTCTATCGATGAAGAGCGTGTAACAGCAATCACAGGCACAGGCATGACAACAGACTCAGCCGAAGCTTTGGGTTCTGCTGGTAACAGTGCATTTGCTGAAATGGGTTTCACCATTGAAAAAGCAACTGTGACTGCAAAGTCACGTGCTTTGAAAGCAGAGTACAGCCTCGAGCTTGCACAAGACTTGAAAGCAATTCATGGTCTTGACGCAGAGACAGAGTTGGCAAACATCTTGTCAGCAGAAATCTTGGCTGAAATCAACCGCGAAGTAATTCGTACAATTAACGCACAAGCTAAAACTGGTGCACTTCAGGCTTCTACAGCCATTAACGGTGTGTTCAACATGTCATCTGATGCAGATGGTCGTTGGTCCGTTGAGAAGTTCAAAGGTTTGATCGTACAGATCGAGCGTGAAGCAAACGTAATTGCAAAAGAAACACGTAGAGGAAAAGGTAACTTTATTATCTGTTCTTCAGACGTAGCTTCTGCTTTGGCTGCTTCTGGCATGTTGGATTACACTCCTGCATTGTCCACTAACTTGAACGTAGATGACACAGGCAACACATTTGCTGGTGTTCTTAACGGTCGCACAAAAGTGTACATCGATCCATATGCAACAGTAGACTATGTAACAGTTGGTTACAAAGGTACTAACCCATATGACGCTGGTATCTTCTATTGTCCATACGTACCACTCACAATGGTTCGTGCAGTAGCGGAAGACACCTTCCAGCCAAAAATTGGTTTCAAAACTCGTTACGGTATGGCTTCAAACCCATTCGTAGGTGCAGCACCAGCAGATGGTCTTGCAGCAGCGAAATCAAACCAGTACTACAGAATCTTCCGCGTAGACAACATCATGGCATAATAAGCCAATGTTAGGAAATAACTAAGGGGGCCTCGGCCCCCTTTTTTTTATATCCCGTCTGCATGTTGTAAGACATAACGTAGTTGCCTTGATTTGTTCTTACCATAGAGATGCCAGAAACCGGTGTCTCTGTCTACATCTGTCCACGGCCGTTCACCTAATTTTATACTATCAAGAATATAATTATATTCGAAGTCAAGCGGTTCGGGTACAATTTGATGTTCAGTTAGATATTCACCGACAACAAGCATATTGGGATGTAGTTGCAACTCCTTATCCTTTATGACAAAATCTAACATCCGTTGCTTTATCCATTCAGCCAATCCCATCGCAATATCTTTTGTCATAATTTGAAACCCACCATATATTGCAGTAAATGTTTCTGGATCTTTTCCACGATCTTGTAACGAAGATTTCATCCACAGATCTCCTGCTAATCCTTTTGTTTTTGGAAACGGCTTTGCATTACGAGTTACATAAAAATCAGCATCAGGAAGAACGATGTAATCAATGTCTTCTTCTTTATGCTTTAATATTGAAAGATATTGATGATATAGATTACCGTGATTGCTACCACTCTTAGAGTTAACAGCTTCTAATAATTCATATTCATCTGTATAAATGACGTGTCTATATCCGTGTCGATCACAATATCTTTTGTATGATGGAATTAAAACATCATTGTAGAGCCCGTGAAGGTTCTCTTCCGTCTTATACCAGGTCCCTGATCCTACAAAAGATTGTATGACAATATACTTTGACATGTTAACCTAATTCGTGTTTTGCCATTTCGTCAAGAGCGTCCTGCCTAATAGCTCGATAGATTATTCCTCTGCGTGGAATATCAGTGTTGTTTCGCATAATAGCGTGTAATACATTTCCATAGAAGCATGCAAAGTCTCCTAGAGGGACTTCAGGTTGAATGTAATTATCATTAAAGAATTTTCTCATATACTGTTTAGTTTCTGTCCAGTCTTCTGTATCCCATATGTGCTTGTGTGTATTCGTGACGTAACCGGTAGCACCATTCTCTACAGTAAAGTCTATTAAAGGAACCATGAAAGTTATACTTAGAGGGCCCTCATCTAAATATTTAGCCATTTGTATATGAGGTTTCTGTGGCCATAGATATGGAGCATCAAAGTGAGGACTTGCTCCAAAGTCGTGCCTATTATTAGTCATAATATAACAGTTAGTTTTATGCCAGTCCCACTTACGACCTTCAAATGCTTGATCGCACACACTAGCTAATGTAGGAAGAAGTTTATCTTTTATAAACGGATTTTCTTCTGGAGTGAGACACCAATGGTAAGCCCAATTAACGTCATTGAGCATATCTTTAGTTTCTGATTCTTCATGCATCCGCCAACCATTATACCAATCACCTCCAGCTGTTAATCCCACATGAGGTTGAATCTCACTTGCAATATTGTTGACAGTAGTGAGGTCGGACAAAGAGAACTGGTCTTGGAAAATAGTTAAACCAGTTTCTTTTAATTCTGTTAAGTTATGAGACATAGTTTAAACTAATGTTAAAACTTAAACTAATTCTAGGAGTATTGCCTGTATGCATTCTTGTACCATGATTTAACCAGCCTGGAAATAGAATCATTGTTCCCTCTTCCGATGGGAAACTCATTTGATTATCTATCATTCTATATAGCTTATGACAATATCGGACTGATTCAGGAGCCATAAAGTATAAGTCACCATCAGTTTCAGCATTTGATTGAATATAGTATACTCCTGCAACATCTATGTTTCCATGATTATGCTGCCGAGCTGACTCTCCATTGATTGTGTGTGTTAACCAACTTTCAGTTATACTAAAACCATTAACTGTAGATGGAGAATGGCCCAACATTTTTAAGTATTCAAATAACCCATTTGAGATGCTACCTGCTATTTTGCTGCAATCATTTTGTTGTATAATATTTGACTGGAAGGTATGGTCCGATAGGCTGTGATTGTCTTTTTCCCAGCCTGGATGCTTCTCAAAGGCATCTTTATGCTTAGAGTATAATTGTTTTGCCTCTACTAGAGTATCATCATCACACTTTATACCATGGATGATGTCTGAGAATATTTCCATAATAACTCCTTATGACCCTAAAGTAACTTCATAGGAACCATCCTGACGAAGCTCTAGATCCTCAATAAAAACATGATGCTCGTCACCAGATTGAGTGATCAAAGAATCAACTGCGGTTTGTACACCAACTTGATCGGCTGAACCAATGAAGGACGAAACCTCAGCAAATGTATAGTCTGTGCCATCGTGGCCATTGATATATGTATAAGCTATACGAGAGCCGGCTTTTACACCTGTAAGAAGTTTATCGTCACACCATACTGATTTAAAATTTGTCATATCTGTTCTCCTTTGTTAACTTTAATATAGCATATACAAACGAAGATGTCAACAGTTAATTTGAGAAATACACATAAAAGAAACGTATAAATAGAAGCAGTTAAAACTTTTTGGAAATTATTATGGCTACACCAAACATCACAACAGGCTTGCTGGATACGGTTGTTTCAGATAACAACAACCTTTTGCAACCATCTGGGTTTAAAGTACAGATTAATAGAAAGAAGTTCCCCAACCTGGAGTTCTTTGCAACTGGAGTTATTCATCCGTCGATGGTTGCTTCTCCTGTTGAGCAGTCGTTCAGACGTATAACATCGATCCCTTTTGCTGCTGATAAGATTACATTTGGCGAAGTTGTGATTGAGACTTTACTTGACGAGAATCTAACAGCATACAAAGAAGTTTACAATTGGATGAATTACATTATCAATACCGATGACGTTAATCCAGTTGCTGCAACGGATGTGCGGCCAGCATCATATGCTGACATAAAAGTAATGGTACTAAATAGTCATAATAATGTAACAAACACTATTACATACTATGGTGCAATTCCAGTTAGTCTTGGAGATGTCCCTTTACTTTCAACATCAGGTGATGTACAATATGTCAATTGTCCTATATCGTTTAGGTTCCTGCAATTTGACATTGAATAAAGAAGGCTTATATTATGAAAACTTTGGAAGAGGTCTTAGAGGCCTGGGGAACTGACTCCCAACTACCACGTAACAATTTAGATGAAGCTTCACGTGCAACACCTGCCTTGCACGCTAAGTACTTGTCTGCGCTTTCCCAAACAAAGCTAAGAATGAAGAAAGCTGAGATGGACCAGAAGAAACTGTTGAAGCTCAAATGGCTTTGGTATAACGGTAAGATGGATGAATCTCAAGTGAGAGATCTTGGCTGGGACTTTGATCCACTAGAAGGGTTGAAGATCATGAAAGGTGAGATGGATTACTATTACGATTCTGATACTGAGATTCAACAATCTGAAATGAAGATCCAGTATTTAAAAACAATGATAGATACACTAAACGAGATTGTTAATAATCTCAATTGGCGTCATCAAAGTATTGGTAATATGATTAAGTGGAAGGTGTTTGAAGCCGGTGGCTGATATTGTTTGCAGATTAAAAGATTACTCTATGCTAGAAGTAGACGTTGAGCCAGGACTTGCTGCTGAGCTCAGCGATTACTTCTCTTTTTTTGTTCCTGGGTATAAGTTCATGCCTGCGTATAAGAATAAGGTGTGGGATGGAAAGATAAAACTATTCAATCGTATGAACGGTGAGCTGAACGCAGGCCTATACGTTTATATGATAAAGTTTGCAGCTGAACGAGGATATGAGGTTGATACAGAAGAGACAGATTATGGTCTTCCCATTCCCGAAGAGAAGTTAGACACTCTACTGTTCAATTCATTCTTAGAATCGTGCCATCTTCCATTCATGCCGCGTGAGTATCAATATGATGCAGTAGTCACAGCGCTAACTCGTAGTAGGGGAATCCTACTGTCTCCTACAGGATCTGGTAAATCATTCATTGCATATTTGCTTATAAAGTACTACATGGCTATGATAGATGAGCACAAGCAGATTCTAATCATTGTCCCTACTACATCCTTAGTTGAACAGATGGTATCTGATTTTGAAGACTACGGAATGATGACAGATAATGCTGTGCATAAAATCTATTCTGGGAAAGATAAGAATACTACCAAACGCGTGATTGTATCAACATGGCAATCGATATACAAATTCCCTCCTGCATGGTTTAAGAAATTTGGAATGGTTATTGGCGATGAGTGTCATGGATTCAAATCTAAGTCATTATCATCCATTATGAACAAGGCTACTGAAGCAAAGTATCGTTACGGTCTTACAGGAACACTTGATGGTACTCAGACTCATAAGTTAGTGCTAGAGGGGCTATTTGGGCCCGTAT